AAACCTATGCATTCCTCTTGCCAGATATCGTTCTGGTCTTCGTGATATAAAAACGTAGCTGGTTATCCTTCCAACCAAAAAGGTAGCTGGTTATAATTCCAACCAAAAATTTAGCTGGTTATCATTCCACGCAAAAATGTAAACCTAAACAACATCAAATTGTGTCAATTCTATCTCCTCTTTCTCCTTGTCTTTGTGTCATATCATGAGTATACTCCCTTATATATTCTTGAGCTTATCCTGTGTGCAAGAGTAGTGTGTTTCTCAATTCGGTCTTGGGATAATGGCTTAATAACCCACCCTTGGCTATGGCGAGATAGCATTATGATTGGCCTGATTTAAGTTATTGGCCTCCTTACTTCCCTACTAATGATTCGTGTAGTGATTTTATTTAATAATGTCGAATTTTCGACTTGACCCCTCCGTATTAAACCTCTGTGAACAGATACACAAACACGTAATGGTGACTACATTTGTAGAGTATCGCTTTGGGCGGATAAAGGGTGTGATCAAGTGGATTTGACTGCATTTTATCATTTTACTGCTGATGAAGAGGCGACGACAGACGTGGAATTCTGTCTACGACCAGAGAAGACTGGGTAGGTGCGGCCGACGTCCGTGTTTAGGATCCAACATTACAACTTATACTGATTTCAATTAACTTTCAAACTTTCGCTTGCTATTCATACAAATATCTAATTCAATTTAATTCACATAAACGTATTATCTTATCGTATTATCAATTTCATTAATAATTTACTATAATGGCTCAATCAAAAGTATTCATTCCAACTGAGATTAAGGTTAAGTTGTCTTTGTCCCTCTTTAAGATCTCTGAGGTCACTGGCGAAACCATTGACATCATGTGTTTCTGCCATCAATCTAATCTTTTCCACGTAAGAGAAATGGGTTCACTCTCCCACGATGTTTTCCATTGTATGAGATGTGGATTTGTTTCCACCCGTGCTCCCAAGAAATTGAAAGCCATCCGTTCATACCAACAAAACCCTTCTTTAGTCCGCAACAATTGCTCTAGGAATAAAGTTAGAAGTTTTAATGCTGAACGCGATGAGAAAATGCGTGAACGTGAACAACCTGAAGAGGGTATTTGGGCCCAAATTTTTGGTGTCCCTAGTATGATTAGTAACGTTAGTGGCTTAGCTGCTGATTTGCGTACTACTCTTGAAGATGTTAAAGTTCAAGCCAATGCGGCTGGAGTTGCTTCTGCTGAAGCTGCTTCCAATGTTAAAGAGGCTATTAATTCTATTCCTTCTCTTATTGAAAACTTTATTTCTTCTACTATTCCTGTTATTAACATCACTGTTAGAACTGCCCTTAAGCTATCTTTAGCTGCGGTTTGTTTGTATTTAGCATCTAAATTTTTATCTCAGATGAAATCTCTTTTTGATTTAGTTTATAACACAGTTTCTGCTATCTTTTCTTTCCCTTCTTGGTTAAGTGAGTATGTTCATACTTTAATTTCTGCTAATAACATTGAGGCGCAAGTTGGTGTTACTGACATTGCTGCTGATATTCTTAAGTATGCTACTCGCATTGTTCCAGTTTTTGCTACTTGTCTTGCTGGCTTTATTCTTAACAAATTACCCGGTAAACCATGCACCCCTGACATTCTTATGCGTAGGTGCCGTGATCTTCCTGGAGCCATCAAAGGATTGTATGATATTCATTCTTATATGTCAAAATCGTGGGCTGTAGCTAATGACTGGATCATGGATCAAGTTGTTGGTGAAAATCCCCTTGCTCAATCAACTGGTCTTCCCATTGTAGAAAAGTGGATTAGTGATGTTCTTGCTGCTTCGGATCGTGCAACTTTCCAACGCGCACTCGCCAATAAAGATGAAGCTTTTCGCATCATGCAATTGTGGTATACTGGTATGACCATCATGACCAATTACCGCAATATTTTATCTCGCGAAGTTGTTGATAATGTTAAATTGTTATTGATTACAGCTGCCAAGATGAAGGATGCTATTGAAAAGGCTGGAATCTGGGGCGGTGGTCCACGTATGGAACCCCAAATGGTTTGGTTCACTGGTGCCTCCGGTATCGGTAAATCTACCATGATGTATTATATTGCTTCCCATATCTTGAAACCTCTTGGTCTGTGTGATTCATTGAAACAAGCTGTTTACCAACGTACTGTCGAACAAGAATATTGGGATGGGTATAAAAACCAACCCATTGTTGTTGTTGATGATGCTTTCCAAATGAAAGATTCTTCTCAGAATCCTAACATTGAATTTATGGAAGGTATTCGAATGACGAATATGTTTCCTTTGAATTTGCACATGGCTGATATTGCTGAAAAAGCTAATACCACCTTTCAAGGTAAGTCTATTTTGTACACTACTAATGCGCGTACCGTTCAAGTTAGCTCTATCACTCATCCTGAAGCTTTCTTCCGTCGTTTTACCTTCTCTTTTCATGTCTGTTTGAAGGAGGAATATATTCAACTTCGCCATCTTGGCAATGATAATTATTCCCGCACGCTTAACATTGAATTAGCCAAGGCTAATGCCCCCATTTTTGATGGTAAACGTGCACCAGTTAATTTGGATGTATATAAATTTATTCCTTTTGATGCTTGTGCTGAGCGTATGAATGAAATTGATGAAAATGCCCCTGGTCTTTCCTTTAATGAAGTTGCTGCTATCTTAGAAAATGACATGCGTCGTAGAACTGAATTCTCCACTAGCTTACTCGATGATATTGAGCGTTATGCCACGTCATTGGCTCAAGTTGGTCAGGAACAAGTTTTGCACAAGTTCTTGATTAATTACGTTCCCGAATTTTCTGAGGAAGCTGAACTTCGTACTGAAATAATGCGAGGTTTGGAAAGTGGTGTCTCTATTTCCGAAATGGAAGAAAAAGATATTCCTGTTTCCTTTTTCCTTTCTATGATCCCAGTTGAATCTGATGTGGATTTGTCATTCTTGGATAAAGCTAAACGTGTTGCTTCATTGTGTAAGAGTAAATTATCTGTTTTTGTAAATAAAGCTAAAAGTTTATATGAAAAAGTTAAAGCTAAGGTTATGTCTGTTGAATGGTTAGAAGTTCTAACCACTATTTCTTCTTTCTTGAACCCCAAAGCTGTTTTAATTTCATTTGCTATTACTGGTTTATGTTATATGATGTACTCTTATTTCCAATCATCTAAGTCAAACACTAAACGTCGTTTTAAGCACGTTGTCACTGAGAGTTTTCATCCGGAAACTCAACCTAAACATATTCCAACTGTTGTTGTTGAGTCGATTCATCCTGAAACACAGCCTAAACATCTCCCAACTGTTATTGTTGAATCATTTCATCCTGAAACTCAACCTAAACATTTGCCTAATGTCGTTGTTGAATCTAATCATCCGGAAACCCAACCTAAACATATGCCCCGAGTCATCGTTGAATCAAATCATCCTGAAACTCAACCCAAGCATATGCCAAAGGTTGTAGTTGAGTCGAACCATCCAGAAACCCAACCCAAACATATGCCAAAAGTTGTTGTTGAAGGCGCTGCTGATCAAAATCAATTTGAACTAGCATGTGCTATTCGCAAACAACAATATTACATCCGTGCTGTGTATGAGGATGGTGTTGTCGACAAAATTGGTAACATGACTATTGTCACTGGTACCATTGGTATGATTCCTTCTCACTTCTTGACTTATTTGCGTGATTCCCAACCCAAACGCATTGTTTTAACCAACATCTATTTGGCTCAAGGCATCACTGTGACTTTTGACGACTTTTTACGTTGTGTTATTGAGGTGAAAGATAAGGATTTGGCTTTTATTGCTCTTTCTCGTGTTATCCCCCCTGGTAAAGACATTCGCAATCACTTTGTTAAAGCTCATGAATTAATGAAATTATCTGGTAAATTCCCTGCTTCCCTTTCTGGTTATCGTCTTCAAAATGGTAATGTTGATAACACTGCTTGTCTGCGTACTATTCCTTTCACCACCCATGATATGGCTGTTCCTATTGACAATTTGTCATACAGCATGCAGTTGGCTAGTGGCAGTGCAGTAAATGTGTACACACGTGCGCTGTATTCCTATTCTATGTCAACAATGCATGGTGATTGTGGCTCATTATTGATGGTTTCTTCACCAATTATCACTGGCAAAATTGTGGGTATCCACGTTGCTGGTTCGAAAGGTGTTGGTGCTGTCAATTTCTCAACATCTGTTTCTTTTGAAACTGTCAAGAAAGCCTGTGATCAGATTATTGAGCTTGAACCTTTTGCACAGGTTTGTCGTCCATATGCCCATCTGAATGAAGATTTCACTCTCCCCATGGAAGGTGAATTTATTCCTCTTGGACATCTTCAACCTGTTGCTGACGTTAGCAAATCTGAACTCATGCCCAGTTCAATCCATAACCAAGTCACTCAAACATATACCAAACCCGCTTATTTGAAACCTTTCCGTAATGCATCTGGTGAAGTAGTTGATCCCCTTCTCAAGGGATTGGCTAAAGCCGGAAAAGCTGCTTTAACTGTAGAGAATGAGTTTTTTGAAGTTGCTCGTGATGATGTGTATCGTAAGATTGCTCATGATTTTGCTGGAACCAATCGTCCCAAAACACTTCTATCTTATGAAGAGGCTATTATGGGAGTTGCTGGTGATGATCATGTAAATGCTATCAATCGCACCACTTCTCCTGGGTATCCTTGGAATTTGATTCCAGGTCGCAAACCTGGTAAGACCCAGTGGATGGGTTCATTGGAATATGATTTTACTTCTCCTTCAGCCCTTGAGCTTCGCGCTGCCGTCGAATTGATGGAAGAAAAAGCTAAACAAGGAATTCAATCCGATATCATCTGGGTTGATACGCTCAAGGATGAACGTCGTCCCATTGCAAAAGTCAACGAAGGCAAAACTCGTGTTTTTTCGAACGGTCCCATGGATTATACTGTGTTGTTTCGTAAATATTTTATGCAGTTCATGGCTCATGTTATGGACAATCGTATGTACAATGAAATTGCTGTTGGTATTAACCCTTTTTCTTCTGAATGGCATGTACTTGGTAAACTTTTATCTAAAGTTGGTGATAAGTGTTATGCTGGTGATTTCTCAAATTATGATGGTACTCTCATTGCCAAAATTCTGTGGGGAGTCCTCGACATCATCAACAGATGGTATTCTGATTCCGAAGAAAACCAATTAGTTCGTGCTGTTTTGTGGAATTCTATTGTTCACTCGGTCCATTTGTGTCGCGGAAACGTGTATCAATGGACGCACAGTATTCCATCTGGTTGTCCTATTACTGCCATTGTCAACTCCATTTATAATGCTATTTCCATGCGTTGTGTTTATCTTATGGAAGTTCCTAAGGAATTTCGTAAAATGTCCATATATAATGAAAATGTAAATATGTGTTCATATGGTGATGATAATGTTGTTAATATTTCTGATTTTATTGCTCCTCATTTCAACCAAGTTGTTGCTTCTCGTGGTTATGCCAAAATTGGTATGGACTATACCGATGAAGCTAAAGGAGCTGCTGTTGTTGAACACCGTGAACTCACTGATGTTACCTTTCTTCAAAGATATTTCCACTTTAACTCTTATCTGAATCGAATTTCTTGCCCATCGACCATTGCTTCCCGTCTCGAATCTCTGAATTGGACTCGTCGCAACAATGTTGTTGACACAGTTCAAATTGAATTGACTACCGTACAAGACGTGTGCAAGGAACTTGCTTTGATTGGTAAAGCAGAGTTTGACGAGTATACTCGCAAAATCTGCAATGCCCATGAGAAGCAGGGGAATCCAATTCCTTGCATTGAATCGTACTACACCTATCTTAATGATATGTAGAGTGCAAAAGGACTTAGTGTGATCAGATTGAAAATAGGCAACCTCTTTCCTGTATAAAATATTTTCTTTCGAGCTACTGAGTTAACAGCGTTATGTTTTTACATTTACCAGCCAGGATGCGCTGAGAGCAGCCCTCTCTAAATCCAGGCGAACAGGAATGCCTTCGGTAGCATTAAGTCATGCCCGAAGAAAGATACCCGACTTGCTGCAAATTTTAACATTGAAACCCCAATTTCTTCTTTGTCTACAACCATTTCCGACACCGTCACCATTCGTGATGATGGTACTACTTCAACCAATGCTTATGAAGGAGCCACAAAAGTGGCAGCCGATATGTCATCTTTGATTGGCGAACGCCAATCTCATGACATTTCTGACTTTTTGAAACGTCCCGTTGTACTAGGCAGCGGACAGTGGAACACCACTGATGCAATTAATTCAACTTTGTTCACTTTAGATTTTCCCGATGCGATGATTGCTAAAGCTATGTATGCTGAAAAGCTTGCTGGTTTTGTTGGTCTTCGTGCTTCAATTAAAATTTTTGTTCAATTTAACTCTCAACCATTGCAGCAAGGTATGGTGATGTTACATCATATTCCGTATGCTCCGTATATGCCAGTTCATGTAAGTAAAGTTAATGAGACCATCACTGGTCGTTCAGGCTGTGCAAATGTAAAACTTAATTTGGCTGAAGGTTCAGCTCTTGAATATACCCTTCCTTATATTGCTCCTCACATTTTCTATAATTTAGTTACTGGTCAAGGTTCATTTGGTACTGTATATTTGTCCGTAGTTTCGCCGTTAGTTTCTGCTGATGCTTCTTTTGTGGGTTACACTATTTGGGCTCAATTCGTTGAACCCGAGGTGATGTTCCCTACTGCCGCTCGTATTTCTACTGTCCATGCTCAAATTGGTTCAGAACATGTTGAAGCATTCCTTGAAAACAACGATGATCGTTTTCGTGATCATGGAACTTCACCAATTGAAGCCCAAATTGGTGGTGAAATGAAACAACATGAGCAAAGTGGTATCTCAACTATGCTTTCTTCTGTTAGTAAATTCGCTAAAGGTGCAAGTTCTATTGCCCCTGCTCTCTCTACTCTTACCAAACCTGTCGAATGGATGGCTGAATCTGCTCTTTCCGTAGCTTCTTTATTTGGATTTTCAAAACCCACTTCACAAGCAGTTCCCGCATACATGAAACAGATACCTAATCCTTATTCTATGAATTATGATGGTATTGATACAAGCCGCAAGCTAGCTCTAAGTGCTGCCAATGAATTGGAAACATTTGACTCGTTTGCTGGTTGTGATCATGATGAGCTTGCTTTGTCTCATCTTGTGCAGAAAACCGCACTCATCAATCGTATTACATGGAATATGTCTCAAGTGTCTGATACTGTTTTGTACCAAACCTATGTGGGCCCATCTCTGCTCCGCAATGAAGTGTCTCCTACTCAAGGGTACACTACTGGACCACACTTGTGGTTTGCCCAGGGTTTCTTTACCCATTGGAGAGGAGATATTGAGTTTACCTTTCATTTTGTAAAAACTAAGTTTCACACAGGTCGTGTTCAGGTCACTTTCATTCCCTTCTCTAAGATTGCTGATGATTATAATTTTACTTCAATGCCTGGCTTCAATTACACTGAAGTCTTTGATCTTTCCCAATCCTCCAGTTTCAAATTCGTTGTCCCATATGTGTCTACTCGTGCCTGGATGTTGTGTCATGGTGGTACTGACTTAAGAAATCATACCACCGGTCGTCTCGTGATGACAGTTGTAAACCCACTTGTTTCACCTCCCTCTGTTTCCAACGTTACTGATGTTATGGTTGAAGTTGGTGGCGCCTCAAATTTTCAATTTGCCGGACCACGCCGTACTCGCTGGGCTGTTAAACCCGAAAGCGAGGAAAGTACTTTAACTCGAACATTACGTAGTATTGCCGAAGAAGGTACGGATACTGTCGATACTCCAGTTCCGGCCCCCACTGAAGTTACAGCTCAGATTGGATCTTTCAATATCTTTATTGGAAATCGTGATGTTACTATTGTAACTGATGGAAAGCGTGCGAAGAATGCCAAGTCAACGACTAAGCTTACATCGATACCGCCAGCTTTGGAACACGTATCGGAGGAATCTGACGAAACCCCCGAAATCGTGGCCCAAATTGGTGAATCTGATGAAGCAGGCAAAAGATCACACATTAACTTAGGTCAACTCGCTGATGCTCGCTGCTTTGGTGAATCTGTACGATCTTTCCGTCAAATGCTTAAACGTAACCGACTCATTAAGCAAGTTCAAGTCCCTTCTGGACATTTAGTCGGTATTGATGCTTGGGCACACACTCCCATTTCGAGTGTTTATGCTGATCATGACATTTATTCTGAATTGTATCCCATCTATGGCTTTATGCGTGGTGGTATGCGTCTCAAGATCTATGTTCGTGATTGGAATTTCACTCAGGCTGAGCCAATTAAAGTGCGTTTTTATAACAATATTCTTGATGATATTGCTCAGCCCCGCCCAACATCAGCTGTTGATACTGCAGTTGCAACCAGTATCCCAAAACTGTTTTGTGATGAACTTCCTGTTATTGTTAGCAAAGAAGGTCTCATTGAACTCGAGATCCCTTATTACTGCGCCGCTCACATGGTGCCAGTTGAATATGGTGGTATTACTAACTCCATTGTCCGCGACGGTAACTACCCCACCCCAGTAATTTGGATTGAGGGTCTTGGAAATCAAAACATTACAGTTTATCGATCAACATCCGATGATTTTTCTTTTGGAACACTTTTGGGTGTTCCGGTGATGAAAGATGTTCGCAACTTTTAATCACCTTATTTTACTCTTTTTAATAGAGACCATAGAGACTATAAACGTCAATATGGCCGCTAAAAGAGCAAGCTCATACTTCTTCACTCTTCTGTGTATGAATGCTTGAATTTTTACAGAAGGCAAAATAAACAAACAAACGTAGTATATCATGTACTAGGTGTCTAAGGATCCCCTTGGATTTAGGAAAACTCACTAGATGGAGGCCGAAAATCGGGAATTTATTCTTGGGCTAGCCGTTAGCACACATGATTTAGATATTACACAGTAAGCCCCTTAAGGGCGGAGAAGAAGTATGAG